GTCTCTCTCCCCCCGAACCAGAAAAAACCGAAGCCAAGGGGAGATATCTCCGTGACCTTCCCTTGCGCTAGAATAGCCTCCGAGGTATGAAAGTGACCCACGACAAAAAAACGCAACACGGAGCCAACCGGACAGCAGCCGAGGCAACAATCGCCGCCATGCACGCCGCCGGGCTGCTCGAAGACATCGACGCCGCCCGGATCGCCACACTGCGCACTCTGGCCACCGTACTCGACCAGCAACCCGACAATGCGTCACTCTGGCGAGAATACCGAGCCGCTGAACAAGCAATCAGGAGCACTACCCACCATGAACCTGACGACTTCGCCAACCTCCTCGCAGATCTGTCTGCCGAGGTGGGCAACCAAACGTAACCCCGACAGGCCGAACCGGGCAGACAGCGTCGGCGCATTGTCGGCGAGGCTCGGCCAACCGTTGATGCCATGGCAGCAACAGGTCATCGAGGTCGCCACCGAGATCGACCCGGACACCGGCTGGCCGGCATACCGTGAGATCGTGGTAACTGTGCCTCGCCAATCAGGCAAGACCACGCTGGTGTTAGCATGGGAAGTCGATAGGGCGTTGATGTGGGGCAAACCACAACGGATCGCCTACACTGCACAAACCGGGTTCGATGCTCGACGGAAACTGCTGGATGATCAAGCGCCGATTTTGATGGGGTCGAGCCTTGCCGCTGCTGTCGATCGGGTGCAACGAGCGCAAGGCAACGAAGCGCTGGTGTTCCGCAACGGCTCGAGAATCGATGTGTTGGCATCAACCGAATCAGCCGGCCACGGTAAAAGCCTCGACGCTGCCTGTATCGATGAGGCGTTTGCCGACACCGACGACCGGCGGGAAACTGCGATCTTGCCGACGATGGCAACCCGCCGGGATGCACAGGTGATGGTGGTGTCGACGATGGGCACCGATGCTTCGACGCTTCTGAACCGGAAGGTGGCTGCGGGTCGTGCCGCTGTCGAGGCTGGCCAATCCGACGGTATCGCATATTTCGAGTGGTCGGCCGACCCGGACATGGCGATCGATGATCCGGCGACGTGGTGGTCATGTATGCCGGCGTTAGGCCATACAATCACCGAGGACGTGGTGCGGCATGCTTTGCAGACGATGTCTGAGGGTGAGTTCCGCAGGTCGTGGTTGAACCAGCAGACACGGTCGTCGGAGCGGGTGATCCCGCTCGATGCGTGGGAGCGTGTGGTGAGCGATTCGGTTGCGCCGGATGGCGGGCTGCAGTTCGCTTTCGATGTGTCGGCCGACAGGTCACATGCGTCTATCGCTGTCTCTGATGAGAACAACCAGATCGAGGTGATCGACAGCCGGCCGGGTGTCGCTTGGCTAGTGGAGCGGATCATTGACCTGTCGAAAAAATGGGATGCGACTGTGTTGCTCGATGGGCTGTCACCGGCCGGCGGTTTCGCTGACCAGTTGGAAGCGGCAGGTGTTCGGGCGGTCAGACTTTCAACTCGTGAGGTGGCGTTCGCCTGCGGAGCGTTCTATGATTCAGTGATGAGTAGCAACATTTCTATCAGGTCACACCCTGATCTGGAGGTTGCTATAGCAGCGGCGAAGCGGCGACAGGTCGGCGATTCGTGGATCTGGTCAAGATCTGGCGATGTTGATGTGTCATCGTTGGTCGCTGCAACATTGGCCGGATTTAGACGTTCGGCCACACAGCCGACGGAACTATGGGTGGCATACGATTGAGTAAGATGCGCAAGATCAGCACAGCGGTCGCACTGGAGATCACCGGTGTGCTGGCTATATCTGTCGGCGCAGCGTTGATCTATCTGGCTGCCGGTTTCATCGTTGCAGGTGTTGGGATGGTGGCGTTTGGCGTCGCCGGTGAAAGGAACGACTGATGCTTGGCCGACTGCTACGACCGACAGAAACCCGCTCGGCGGGTATGTCGTGGTCTGACTACCTGCGACTGTTCGAGCAGTTCTCCTATGGCGGCCACCGCTATATAGCGCCGGTGTCGTCTGTCCCGGAGATGACAGCGCTCCAAGGCCAGTCAAATCCGATCGTGGCCGCCGCTATCCATGCACGGATGATGGTGTTCGCAGAGGTCAGGTTCCAATGGCAGCCATATTCCGGTGGCCGCCCCGGCAACCTGTTCGGCACAGAAGCACTGACACTGTTAGAACGTCCATGGCCTAACGCCACCACCGGCGATCTGCTCGCCCGAATGGAAGTCGATGCCTCGCTCTATGGCAACTCATATTGGGTGAAGATGGAAGGCCGAGGTGTGGAGCCACATCTGATGAGGCTCGACCCTCGCCATGTCAAAGTGATGACAGCATCAGTCAACGACCCCATAACCGGCGGCAAATGGGGAGAACATCTGGTCGGCTACGCCGTGGTCGACGACCACGACCAAGATGTGAAGATCTTCCTACCGGAAGAGGTGTGCCACTACAAACCGCTACCTGACCCGTCGCACCCGTTCCGAGGCAGGACTTGGCTGTCCACCGTGATCACCGATGTGCAAGCCGACCAAGAGTTGAGCGGATATAAACATTCGTTCATGCGTAACGCAGCAACACCGAACATGGTGGTGTCATTCGACCCGTCGATCACCAAAGAGGCATTTGACACTTTCGTGTCGAGGCTCGAATCGAACCACCGAGGCTCTGCACAGGCATATCGCACCATGTACCTCGGCGGCGGCGCAGATGTCAAAGTTGTCGGTGCCGACTTCCAACGGCTCGACATGAAATCGGTGCAAGGAGCCGGAGAAACCCGGATCGCCGCTGCAGCCGGCGTCCCCGCCTCATACCTCGGAATCTCGGAAGGTCTCGCCGGTTCGGCACTCAACGCCGGCAACTACGGCGCAGCACGTCGCCGTTTCGCCGACGGCACGATCCGCCCGCTGTGGCGTGCCGCCGCCGACGCCCTGCAAACACTGGTGCCAGCACCAGACCCGGCCACACGCCTCTGGTACGACGACCGAGATGTGTCATTCCTACAGGAAGACGTGCTCGATAGCGCCGAGATCAAACAGAAAGACGCCATGACGATGCGCACCTTGGTCGACGGCGGATTCGACCCGCAATCGGTCATCGACGCCGTCACCGCCGGCGATCTGACTTTGCTACGCCACACCGGCAGCGTGTCAGTACAGTTGCAGCCACCGGGGAGCGCTTGATGCCTTACTTCATCGAGTCAGACAACCCGGACTGCGACGGTTGGGCAACAGTCAAAGAAGACGGTGAGGTGATGGGGTGCCACCAGACGAAACAGGAAGCGATCGATCAGATGGTGGCACTGTCGATCGACGAGGGTATCAACCCCGGTGGCGAAAGAGCCACAGATGTAGACACCACACCGCCTCAATATATGCGAGACGCAGCATCCCGAGGTCTAGAGTTGCGAGCCGAAGGCCATGGTGGTGACGGCCTCACCGACAAAACAGTCAGAGAAGCACGACAGATGGCTGCCGGCCAGATGTCTGAAGACAAAGTGATCAGAGCCAACGCATGGGGGTCTCGACATGAGATAGATCTTGAAGCATCGAAAAACAGCGACAGTGATGATGAAGATTGGCCGGGAGCCGGCGCTGTGGCACACTTTCTGTGGGGAATCAACCCACTAGACCCACAGCCGGCCAGAGATTGGCTGGCACGCAAAGCAGAACAGATCAAAGCAGAACGGACAGAACAGATGGAAGACGTGCAGACAGTGCGACCGGTCGACGGGCTGGTGCGGCATGTCGATTTCCGTGTCGCCAAAAGCGACGACGGTCTGACGCTCGACGGGTACGGCGCAGTGTTCAACCAATGGACAGAGATCGAAGACCACATGGGCGCATACCGTGAGCGGATCGCCGCCGGAGCATTCAAACGGACACTTGGCCAACGGATGCCGATATTGCAGTTCGACCACGGGTCACACCCGCTGATCGGGTCGATCCCGTTAGGCAAGATATCATCGATCTCAGAGGACGATCACGGGCTGCGAGTCAAAGCACGCCTCTCTGACAACTGGCTGGTGCAACCGGTGCGAGACGCCATCCGAGATGGCGGCATCTCCGGCATGTCATTCCGGTTCCGCATCCTCGACGAAGAGTGGAGCAAGAGCCGCACCGACGGTGTCGATGAGCGGACAATCAAAGAAGTCGAACTGTACGAAGTCGGACCAGTAGTGTTCCCAGCGTACGAACAGACCAGCGTCGGTGTGCGAAGCCGCCAAGCGCTCGGCCTGTTAGAAGATCCCGAGGTGCGGTCAGAAGTTGCCCGTATCCTCGCCACAGGCACCGACATCGAGTCGCTCGCCTCAACTGATGACCCGGCAGACAGCCACTCGTCAGATCCTGAGACCCCGGAAGCAGTCCACGTCTCGGCACGTACACGAAACCAACGCAGAGCGAAAGCCGCCCTGCGCCTGATATGATCCTGAAAGGGGAATCATGAACATCGAAAAGATGAATCAGGAGATCGAAGAAATCCGCAGCCGGGTCATCGAACTCTCCGAACAGCAAGAAATCACACCAGAAGAAGACGCCGAACTCGACCAGCGTCTCGCCGACGTCGAGGCTCTCGTCGCCAAGCGTGACGCAGCAGTCGAGCGTGAGGCACGAGTCGCCGCAGCCCGTGAAATCGCCACCGAGCGTGCCGCAGGTTTCGACGCACCACAGGTCATGCAGCGTACCGCTACCGACATCGACCCTGCCCGTGCAACACGGTCAGAGTTGCGTGACGCAGCGCTCGCCATCCTCGACCGTGACGGCTCACACCTCGCAGCCCGCAACGGCGACCACGTCGATGCGCTTCTTCGCACGAAGAACGCACTCACCGACGGCGGCGTCATCGCCAAGCGCATGGTGCTCACGGAGACCGACGCATACCGCTCGGCCTTCATGAAGGGCGTCACGCAGTCCGCTCCAGCGTTCAACGCTGAAGAGGCACGTGCACTTGACGAGTTCCGTGCGATGAGCGAAGGCTCAGACGCCGACGGTGGATTCGGCATCCCGGTGTTGATCGACCCATCGATCATCCTGACATCCGGCGCATCAGCCGCCCCAGTTCTCGATCTTGCTCGTGTTGTCACGATCACGACCGACGAATGGAAAGGCGTCAGCAGCGCAGGCGTGTCATGGTCATACGACGCCGAAGCAGCAGAAGTCAGCGATGATTCACCGACGCTCGCACAGCCGACCGTCCCGGTGTACACCGCACGTGGCTTCATCCCATACTCGATCGAAGTAGGCTCAGATTATCCGGCATTCGCTGCCGAGATGCGCCGCCTCCTCGATCAGGGATATATCGACCTCGTCGCACAGCAGACCATCACCGGTTCAGGCTCATCGCAGCCAACCGGCATCTTCACCGCACTCGACGCCAACACCAACGTCGAGGTCGTCGTCACAACCGACGGCGCATTCGGTGCAGTTGACCTGCTCAAGACATGGAAGAGCCTGCCAGAGCGTTACCGTGCAAACGCCACATGGATCATGAACACCGACGTGGAGAACGAAATCCGTTCGTTCGCCGCAGGAGCAGACAGCGCCTACTACACCGTCGATCTCGCCGCAGGCGGCATCGGCACGTTGTTCGGCCGTCCAATCCGCACCACGGACTATGCACCGGAGTTCACCGGCACCACTGGCGCAGCGAACATCCTCACCGTGGGTGACTTCTCGAACTTCTTGGTGGCACAGCGTGCCGGCATGAGCGTCGAGTTGATCCCACACTTGTTCGCCACCGGCAACAACCGCCCATCAGGTCAGCGTGGCTGGTTCGCCTACGCTCGCCACGGGTTTGACAGCATCAACGATCTCGGGTTCCGCCTCCTGCAGAACCAGTGATCTGAAGAGTCCCACCCCATCGCCGGGTAGTCGATGGGGTGGGACACTACCCTTTCACTGCCCAACTGGAGAAACTACCTATGGCACACCACGTCCAATGCACCAGCAACTGCTCGGTGCGCAACGCCGACGGAATCGTCATCAGACTCCGAGCAGGCACCATCTACCGTCAAGACGACACCATCGTCAGACTACACCCCAACCTGTTCATCGGGATCGACACCGGCGAAGTCGAACAGGCCACTCGAAACCCCGGCCAGAAACGCAACACCAAACGACCAGCCCAATGAGCGGCAACATCTGTCTGGCCTACGTCCACGGGCTAGAGGTGTCACATTCTTGGCACCAGTCAGTGATGTCAATGGTCGGCTACGACATCGCCCACCACCAGCGGTTAATCGGCGGCGGCTGGCTCGCCACAAAATACGGCACCGGTGGGATCGTCAAAGCACGCAACGACACCGCTCGACAGTTCACCCATGAAACCACACAGTCCGACTGGCTGCTGTGGATAGACACCGACATGGGATTCCAACCAGACGCAGTCGACCGGCTGTTCGAGGTGGCCGACCCTGAAGAGGCACCGATCGTTGGCGGTCTCTGTTTCATGAACCGTGAGATAAAACAGGACGACTACGGCGGGTTTTTGATCCAGCCAGCACCCACCATCTTCGACTGGCACCAGACAGGAGAACAGACCGGGTTTAATGTCAGATATGACTACGAAAAGAACTCGGTGGTCAGATGTGCCGCGACCGGCAGCGCTTTTGTCCTGATCCATCGGTCAGCATTTGAAAAGGTCGAGGCACAATATGGAGCCAGTTGGTACAGCCCGATCCAAAACCCGACCACCAACTCATGGATCTCCGAAGATCTCTCATTTTGTGTCAGAGCGTCAGCGCTCGACATCCCGATCCACGTACACACCGGGGTGAAAACCACCCACCTGAAACATATGTGGCTCGACGAACGGATCTACAACAGGCTCGACAGGATAGAGCCAGATGGCTGAAATATCTATCATCGTCCCTGTTAGAGAACGAGCACACAACGTGGCGCCGTTGATCGAATCGTTGCAAGCCAGCACCGACCGAGCCGAGTTGGTGTTCGTGGCCGATGCAGATGACACCGCCCAACTGTGGGCGCTCGAACGACACAACGCCGACGTGATACTCAATTGGGATAGAGACAGGAAAACATTCCCGGTGAAAGCCAACCTCGGCTATCGGTTGACGGACTCACCATGGATCATGCTGTGCGGCGACGACGTCCATTTCCACCCCGGATGGGTCGAGGCCAGCATCGACCTCTACCCCGACGCCGGTCTGATCTCAACCAACGACCTCGGCAACAGCCGGGTGCGACGTGGCGAACACGCCGTGCACCCGATATTTAGACGCACATGGGTCGAAACCAACGGAGCCTCATGGGACGGAGCAGACACCTTGTGCCACGAAGGATACGGGCATTGTTTCGTCGACGACGAATGGTCAACAGTGGCCAAACAGGCGGGTGCGTTTGTCTACGCACCAGATGCGATCGTTGAACATCTGCACCCGGTATGGGGCAAAGCCAAACAAGACCGGATCTATCGGATAGCGCAACAACAGATGGACATAGACCGGATACGATTCCAAAGGAGACGCAGAGCATATGCATCCTGAAGCCATGCAATGGGTGGCCTACCAGACCCGAAATAAAACATATGGCACAGTCATCGACCTCGGAGGGCGCAACGTCAACGGCACCACCCGAGACACCATCGGCTGTGACCTCTACATCGCTGTCGATATCGCACCCGGCGATGGGGTCGATGTCGTGTGCGATGCGGCCGAATACCGACCGGAAGAGCCGGTCGAATGTGTCGTCACCACCGAGATGTTGGAGCACACACCGAGAGCCGCCGACATTGTGGCGGCAGCGTTCGAGATGTTGACACCCGGCGGCGAGTTCATCGGTACCGCTGCCGGGGTGGGCAGACCCCCGCATTCGGCTGTCGATGGCAACCGGCTGAGAGAGGGCGAGCACTACGCCAACATCGACAAATCCGACCTGTTCGATTGGTTGCACGACACCGGGTTCGTCGACATCCAGATCGATGTCCAGCGGAGGCCTGCCGATATCCGCTGGACGGCTCGCCGACCCGATCAAACCTCGGTGTGATCCTTTCGTGAGAGGTTGGCCTCGTTGATGTAGATGCGCTCGCCGTTGTCGAGTTTCACGCAGACCTTGACGACACCGTAGCCATCGGCCTCTGGTGCGATCCAGATGGCGACACCTTCGGTGCCGATTGGGAACTTGCGACCTTTGACGACCACAACCTCGCAGCCGACGGTCACTTCATTGATCTGACGTGCGAATGCTTCATGAATGGCCTTGAACTGGTGGTATGTCTCGATGTCTCGGTCGTCGCACTGGTGGAAATCCGACTTGACATAGTAGCGGTTGCCACGCTCTGAGGTGCGAACATCGACCCGGTATTTCTTGCCTGTGCGGTTCGAGGTTGCCCACACGATGTGGCCACCGCAGCGGTTGCAAAACACGACTTCGAGTGCGCCGTCTTGGTTGTTGAGTCCGCCGCCGACCCAGAGGCCGGTGGTGCGCTGAGTGCGGCCTGATGTGAGGGTGTATTCCCGGCCTGCGTGGATGTAGCCGGTCTCGGTTACTTGGTAGTGGCTGGTGTTTTGGTTCTGTGTTTCGCTCATATTTTTATTTTACCAGATCTGACAAGTCTAGACAACATCAGAAGATTGTTGCAATTACAATAATCTTCAAACCAGATAGCGACCCGCCGGCCGCCACAGTACACTATACCCATGGCGCATCTAACCGACCGACTCGTAACCGAGGACGACCTCAAAGAGATCCTCGGCATCAGCGACGCAGTTGACGACAACCGGCTAACCATGGCCGCAGACGCCGCCACCCAAATGATCCAAAACTACTGCGACCGGCACTTCGTCCAACAAGCCACAGCCACCGCACGAGTATTCACCGCCGACACACCATGGCTGCTCCAAGTCGACGACATCTCCACCGCCACCGGCCTCATCGTCAAAACCGACGAAGACAGCGACGGCGTATTCGAAACCACATGGGCGGCAAGCGACTACCAACTCGAACCGCTCAACGGCAAAACCGGCGGCCAAAACTGGCCATATACCCGAATCCGAGCAATCGACGCCAGAGAATGGCCAAGCGACTACGGCCAAGCCGTCATCCAAATCACCGCTCGATGGGGATGGGCAAACCCCGACGCCATCGATCACTACCTGCCACTCCCCGTCGAACAAGCAGCACAAATCCAAGCCGTGTCGATCTTCAAATCCGCCGACGCACCACTCGGCATCGCCGGCTTCGGCGACATCGGCATCATGCGGCTACGCCAAGCCATGCACCCCGTAGCCATCGCCCTGCTCGCCCCATACCGCCGTGAACAAGTGCTCGTCCACTGATGCCAGCCACACCACAACAAATCGCCACAGGGCTAGAAACCAGACTGGCCACCATCACCGGGCTGCGAGTCTACGACCACGTCCCCGACTCCTACGGAATCCCCTGTGCATTTGTCATGCCCGACACCATCGAATATTGGGGCGGTTTCGCCGGTGGCAACGTCCAGCAGACATTCACCGTCACAGTGATCGTCGGACGGACATCAGACAGAGCAGCCCAAAAAACCCTGTACACATATAGCGCCTATGACGGAGCGTCATCAGTCAGAGCAGCAATCGAAGCCGACCGGACGCTAGGTGGCGTCGCACAAACGAGTATCGTAAACTCTGCAGGGAACATACGGATGCTTCAACAGGCAGACGCCACCTATCTAGCGATAGATTTCAACATCACGGTGCACGCATGAGCAACATAAAATACGAGATCACCGGCACACACAAAGTGTGCGGGCACAACCCCGGCGACAAAGTCACCGCTGACCAACTCGCCGGCGCAGACATCCAACATCTGATCGATGGCGGCCATCTGCAACCAATAGCAAACAAAACCCCACCAGCCGTCAAAGGCGAGGTGGCTGACCAAGAGGAGGACTGAGGCTCGTGGCCAAGTTCGTCATCACCAACCCGGAAATCACGATCGGTGGGGTCGATCTATCTGACCACATCGCATCAGTAACCCTGACCGAAAACTACGCCGAGGTAGCAACCACGGCATTCGGCGACACCGCAGTGACCCGCATCGCAGGTCTCGGCGACCACAGCCTCTCGCTCGATTTCCATGAGGATTTCGCAGCATCAGAGGTTCACGCCACCATCTCACCACTGATCGGTAGCACCACCGCTGTCACGATCAAACCAGTGAACGAGACCACCTCAGCGACCAATCCGCAATTCAGCGCCACGGTGCTTGTCACCGAATGGCCGTTGCTTAGCGGCGCAGTCGGCGACCTCGCATCGGCATCGGTCACGTGGCCAGTGTCCGGCGCAATCACCACAGCAACATCCTGATCAACTCCAAGGAGTAACTACCCATGATCGATCTGAAGATCACCGTAACCACCGACGACGGCGAAACCGGGACATACCCGGTCACGCCAAAGGTACAGGTCGAGTTCGAACGTCAACACAAAACCGGTATCGGCAAGGCGTTCTCACAAGACCTCAAAATGGAGCATGTCTACTGGCTCGGCTGGTGCGCCTCAAAATACGCAGGCAAACAGCCGAAACCATTCGACACATGGCTCGACACGGTCGCTGCCGTTGAGATCGTCGACGAGTCCGCCGCCCCTTTAGACGAGACAGCGTGACATATCTGGTGGCCGCAGCAGCAGTGGCCACCGGTATAGCGCCCCAATACCTCGCAGCCGACACCCGGATGCTACGTGCGATCTTGCTAGTGTTAGAAGACCAAGCGAAAGCACAACAAAGGGCAGCCCGCAGATGAGCGAAACAAAACCGGTCAGGATCGACGGGATCAAAGACATCAGACGGTCTGTGAACCGGCTCGGCAAAGACCTTGACAAAGACGCCGCTAAGGGTGCGCTCAAAGAGATGAACGCCGAAGCGGCCGAAAAGGTCAAACAGACAGCGGCCGGGCTGGTACCGGTACGCACCGGGCAGTTGGCTTCAACACTGCGAGCATCGGGCACCCAAAAGTCGGCACGGGTCAGGGCAGGCCGGAAACGGGTGCCATATGCAGGGGTGATCCATTTCGGCTGGCCTTCTCACAACATCAGCCCGCAGCCGTTCCTATATGACGCCCTCGACAAACGGCGCAGCGAGGTGGTGGACATCTACGAGAAAAGGCTGTCAGCGCTGATCAGAGAGTATAGGCTTTACTGATGGCCAAGTCATCTGTGATCAATGTCCTGATCAACGCAGACTCCAGAGGATTCTCTCGTGGCATCGACAAAATGGTGTCCGAGTTCTCCCGGTTGGAGACCAAAGGCCAGAAGTTCACTTATGCGATGCAGAAGTCGTTCGTGCCCGCTGTCGCCGGTCTCGCTGCGCTCGGTGCCGCCGGCGCCAAGTTCGTCGCCGCAGGCGAACAGGCCGCCACCTCTAACGCACGGATCAGACAGATCGCTGACTCGATGGGGCTGTTCGGCGATGCCAGCGACGCAGTGGCAGACAAACTGGTCAAACAGGCAGAGGCAACAGCACGTCTGACCGGTGTAGACCAGAACCAGATCAAAGAATCGCAAGCGTTGCTGCTGACATTCGGCGATATCGCCAAATCCGCCGATGAGGTTGGCGGTGCTTTCGACCGTGCGACACAGTTGACAGTTGACATGGCGGCCGCCGGGTTCGGCTCTGCAACCGACAACGCCAAACAACTCGGTAAAGCACTGAACGACCCGATCAAGGGCATCTCTGCGCTCGCCCGATCCGGTGTCACTTTCACTGACCAAGAGAAAGAAAAAATCAAAACTCTGGTGGAGTCCGGCAAACTGCTCGAGGCTCAAGATATGATCCTAGGTGCCATCGAGACACAGGTTGGTGGCACCGCAGAGGCAACAGCGAATTCGACCGACAAGATGAAAGTCGGATTCTCTCAAATGTCAGAGCAGATCGGCATGGCATTGTTGCCGTTGGTCGAGACGGTGATCCCGGTGATCATCGGCCTGTTCCAGTTTATGGCCGATCACACCAATGTGGTCATCGGGCTAGGGATCGCTTTGGGTGGCGTCGCTGCGGCGATCGTTGCGGTTAACATAGCGATGAAGGTTTACACAGCAGCGACCACTATAGCGAAAGCGGTCACGTGGCTATTCAACGCCGCCCTCAGCGCCAACCCGATCGGGCTTATCATCGTCGCAGTCGCTGCACTGATAGCGATATTTGTCGTCCTGCAAAAGAAGTTCGACATCATCGGTCTCGCAATCGACGGACTCAGGCTGGCATTTGAACTGGCATGGGACGGCATCAAATGGGTGATCAACAAGATCATCGACGGAATCAACAGCATCATCGGGCTGTTGAACAAAATACCGGGTGTTGACATCCCGGAGATCGGCCATCTAGGGGACGAAGCCGAAGAGGCAGCCGAGAAAGTCAAAAAATCGAAAGATGAGTTCACGATCTTCGCCGATGCGGTGGAAGAGGCACGTGAACCGCTAGGCCGTTTCGAGACATCGACTAGAAACGTCAAAAAAGAACTCGATATTTTTGACAACGAAGTTGAGGGTATCCGGGAGCCTCTCGGGCGTTTTGAGAAATCGATGAGCAAAGCCAGAGATGAGGGTGACAAACTGGAAACCACCCTCGGCCGGGTAGATGTGGCATTCGACCCGTTGAACGAGGGGATCGAAACTGCAACCACCCGGCTAGACAAGTTCTTCGAGTCGCTAGACCAACAACAAGCCAGCGACGAGTTTGTAGAAGATCTAGAAGAGATCGCCAAAAAACTGGCCTCTGTGACCGAGGGCAGCGACGCATGGCAAGAGGCACAGATCGAGGCGTATGAGGCGTTGCGCACATTCCGTGACGCCCGAGAAGATCTGCCAGATGCGTTCTTCGAGGTCATCAAACTGGAGATCGACACCGGCGATCTTGACCGAGCCATCGAACTGATCAACAGCGTTGTCGATCTCGGTGGTTATTCGATCCCGGTCGATTTCACCACCAACTATTCGTCATTTGGTGTGCCTGATTTCAAAATGCCCTCTACCTTTGATTTCGTGCCATTCGCCACCGGCGGTATCGTCACCCAACCCACCATCGGGCTGGTCGGCGAGGCCGGAGCCGAAGCGATCATCCCACTCGACAGGATGGACAGCGTAGGTAGCGGCACCACCAACATCACAGTCAACATGCCGGTCGGCTCGAACGGCGACGACGTTGTCCGAGCATTGAACTCGTACTCGAAACGTCACGGCGGGCTGACTGTCCCAACGTTGTCCGGGGTGCGTGGCCGGTGAGCATCACAACCGACTGGCAGGTTCGGCTCCGACAGTTTGATTACAACGTTGATCTGACTGATCGGACGATGGGCGCAACCATCAAACAGACAGTCCCGGTCGGCCAGATGGGGGGCGGCTCTGCAACGATCCAACTGGATAACAACGACGGAGCGTTCACCCCATTGAATGGCGGCACTTATTCCGATCTCAATGTGTATTCGTATGCGTTGGAGATTCGTGCTCTGGTCAACGACTCATATTATGAGGATGTGTTTTTTGGTTTCGTGTCCGATTTCACTTTGACGGACGACGGACGGAACTCGACAGTGCAGATTTCTGCTGTCGATCCGTTGACGTTGGCTGCCCGATCTAAAGTCGAATTCCTGAACCTCGACCCGTTGCAATATGTTTTTAGGCAGAATCTTGGTATCAGGTATCTGTTGGATGGTTACGTGGAGCCGGTGACCGGATCGACCATTTTTGAACAGGTGAAGGCTCCCTTTTTGGGTGTTGATACCATTGTCTGGCAGGTGCAAGGCATCGATGTGCAAACAATTGAGCCGATCATCGAGTTCGTTGGGTATGACGGCTATACGGTGGCTGATTTGTTGAACAGTTCGATCTTGCCGATCAACCCGGCTGTCTGTTTCTCGTCTTGGTCGGATTTCTTTCCTGCTGTCGGAGCGTTTCCGGATCGGATCGTTTACAACGTGAGCGTATATGACGGGTCGAAAGTCCCAGAGTTTTACCGTCAAGACTTCGTGTTCTCCGAGAACCCGACCGGCACCGAGTTGCCGTTCACAACACTTGACCGTGGCTACAACATGGACGATGTCGTGAACTCGGCACAAATAACTCGCAACGACCCGCTGCAATACGGTGGCGCTGCAACTGAAACTAAAACCTATGAGAGTGCCGAGTCGGTTCAGCGGTACGGTGGACGTAATGTCCAGTATTCGACGGTGGCGATCCGTTGGGACGATACGACGGAGAACTTCGGGGTGTTGGAGCCGGGTGCGCAGCAAACAGCGGAGCGTTGGGCGAATATGTATGACACGCCGAGGTTCCAAGCGAAATCGATTGTGTTGTCTGCGAAACAGGTGGAGGCGTTAGCGGATGACGCTGCCAGTCTCGTATGGCGCAGATATCTGGACAGTTTCTATGGTTTGTGGAATCCGGCGCAGGTGAAATACACGCCGACTGGCGGTTCGCAACGTACCGACAATGTGGTGGTGTCGTCCCGGACAATCAATATCACGCCGCAGGATGCGACCATCAAGATCGAACTGTTGCCGATGGTCGACAACATGAACTTCATCTTAGATGATTCACAGTTGGGCAAGTTGGGTGGTACACTGGATGTGTATGATGACACCGATTACACCTATGACGAATTGTTCGGGTATGACGGTCATCCGGTTGAAGGTAACCGGCTGTATTAGAGTGAGGATTTATGGCAACTAACTGGCCTAATAGTGTGCAGACGTTCACGAACCCTACTGCGGGTTCGGCGTTGAACAGTCCTAGCCACGCCGACCAACATGCAACGGTTAATGACACGGTAGAAGCGTTACAACAATATGCCGGGCTGGTGTTTATCAAATCGCAAACGATTGGTAGCGGTGTCTCATCGGTGACCGTGACCGGTGCGTTTTCAGCGACGTTTGACCACTACCGCGTAATAGTGCAAATCAATACTTCTAGTTCGTCGCCTTACATTGGAATGACGATCGGCTCATCAACAAGTGGCTATTATGGTAGTCGAACAGCAACAACTTATGCAGGCGCATTTTCCGGCTCAGGTGACAACAACGCAAGCAAATTTAGTTATTTGGCGGCCGGTTATGTGGGTTCACCGATGCAGTTCTCGGCCGACATACGAGCACCCTTTATCGCAACCGAAACACAAATTTTCTCTTCATATGTTGACAGCAACGCAACGAGTGGTGCGAGTGCTGGCACATACAGCGGATTTTTAAACAATTCAACAAGTCACTCATATTTCACGATTGCCCCAAGCACAGGAACTATTACGGGTGGCACTATTCGGGTTTACGGATACAACAACGGGTGATAACAGATGGCTACATGGACACGACAAGAACTAGAAGAACTACACCCCGACGGCTCGGTGTCGGTACAGGTTGACGACACCGCAACCGTGATGACCAGCGAAGAGTGGTCAGCGTGGATTGACAGACAGGTAGGCACCGAAAAACCAGAAGAGGAGCCGACACCATGACAGCGTTTGGCAACTTCACAGCGGGCGACGTTTTACAAGCGTCAGACCTTAACGCAGGTTTTCCCGCTTGCATCGTGAACTCTACAAGTCAATCGTTTGCGCACAACACAATCGCAGCCATAAATTACGATCAAGAAGTGCATGATCCGTACGGGTGGCATAGCACTACAACAAATAACGAACGGATAACTCCGAACATAGAAGGTTATTATCTTGTAACTCTTGAATGTCGAAATTGGGAAATCATAAACGGTCGCTCTTTGTTTCTCATCTTTAAGAACCTTGTGAACTGGTCGCGGTTTGACGTTACAAGTACAGCGTCAGAGGGTGGGACAGTTTCGGGCGTAATGTATCTGAACGGCACTACCGACGATGTTGAGACACGGTTTTATCAAAATTCGGGTTCTTCAAAAATTGTGTATGTGCCTCAACTGTCGCTAATCCGGATCGGTGGCTGAAATGGAAATAACAGAACAAGACATACGCAACATGCGGGACTGGCGTTTATTTACAAGCGACTGGTCACAACTTGCCGACAATCAACTGACCGACCAGCAAAAACAACAATGGGCGGTTTATCGTCAACAGTTGCGAGACTTACCGAACAACCCAAACTGGCCTGACGTAGACTTTCCTGACCCGCCAGCATGATTGGAGATTGAGTGATGGCTAAGCGTAAGTACACCGGTTGGGATCGGGACGCTGCTGGTAAGCGTGCCGGCACCGAACGACTCATCCAACTGATTATCGAATGGTCAGATGGTGCTGTCTGGAACAACGGCTCGTGGGGTGTCCGCTCGAAGCGTGGTAAGTCGTCACCGTCTGTTCATGGCACCGGTCGGGCATGGGACAACTCTTGGCGTGCCGGCAGATATCCGGGTTCTGGTAAATATGAGGACGCTGTCCGGATCATGGACTTCCTCGTCGAGCATGCCGACGTGCTCTGCATCGAAGCGGTGTTCGACTACTACCCGGCTCCACACGGTCGTGGCTGGAAATGCGATCGGAATGCATGGACTGTCTACCGCAGGAAAGCATTTTCGGGTGCTCCGGGCGGTGATTGGTTCCACGTGGAGATTTCGAATGATCATGCTGATGATGCTGCGTATTATGAGCGGGTGTGGGCTGAGATCACCGGTGGCAAGCCACAGCCACAGGCCGAGTCCAAGGCCGAGTCCAAGGCCGAACCAAAAAACAGGCCATATCCCGGCAAATCGCTACGGAAAGGCTCACAGGGCGACGACGTCAAATGGGTGCAGGCGATTGTCGGCACCACCGTCGATGGCGATTTCGGCAACTACACGGATCGTGCCGTGCGCCGGTTCCAGTCACGAAACCGTGACGCCCGCCCGGTTGATGGGATTGTTGGCAAGATCACGTGGGCAGCGCTGCAAAAACACGCCTGAACAGACGCCGGCTACTCACAGCCTGTCAAGCGTTACTCGGGTCGCTCTGTCTGTTAGTGGTTGCCAGTCCGGCTGCGGCCGGGTCGGTCGAGGTAACAGCCGAGTCCGATTGGTGGTTCACGGTAGAGGCCGACCAGACACTGGTGGTGATCTATGGGAACAGCAACCGTGACTGTGAAGAGCCGGGTGCCGACCCGTATCTGTGGTTGTACGACGACAGCGACCTGCTGGTCGCCTATGACGACGACTCGAATCATGGAGTTGGCCAGTGTGTGTCGGCAAAGATCTACATGGTGTTGGACGCTGGTGGCTACCGGCTCCGTGCCGGGTATTTCCCACAGCAGCAAGGGCTAGGGTACGAGGGTGGGGTGTATGAGTTGGTGAGCGATGTGGCTATCGCCACGACCACCACCACGACATCGACTTCGACGATTACCACCACCTCGACGGCCACGACCACCACGGTGCCACCCACCACAACCTCAACAACCCCGACAACCACCACGGTGCCACCCACCACAACCTCGACAACCTCGACAACATCTACCACGGTGCCACCCACCACAACCACGGAGGCGACAACATCGACATCAACAACGACAACCACCTCGGCACCTGCACCGGTGACGACAACTGCCCCATCTACGACGACCACCACCGTACCTACCACCACAATCCCCACCACTACCCTACCGCCGACTACCACGTCATCACCGACGACAACGTCGTCATCGACAACAACGGCACCGCCAACCACTACAACCCAGCCATCCACCACAACTGTGGCATCCACTGCCGCACCTACGGCTGCCACCACGACCGCCCCAACAACACCGACCACGACAACAAACCCACCACCACCACCTAACGACGCACCCGACGAGGAAAAACAACAGTTCGAACAGCAGGTCGATATCTACTCAACACCCGGATATGACAACTACATACCGGTCGGCTCCACTGTACCAGTTAGCACTCGACGCACGGTTACTGTAGGCTTTGTCTTGATAAGCGGCACACCGACCATCGCCGCCAAACGACGGACACGATGAAATACCTGCGCATACTCCTCGAAACAGCCATCATGGCCGGAGGTCTGCTGTTGGTCATCATCACCCTGTCCGGCAGCACAAAAAACATCGCCACGGCCATCTCGGTCGTGTCAGTGGCCATATTCGCCATATCCCAACTAATATCGGAGGACAAATGACCCTCACAATCATCAAACGGCTAGTGGCATCATTCGTTGCCGCAGCGATCCCCAACGTGCTCGTCGGCACCCTCGTCGATGTAGCCCTATGGCAATCAGCGGTCATGTCCGGTGCGATCGCCGTGCTCACCATCGTCCAAGCGCTGGCCGTCGGATATAAAGACGGCAAACTGACAGCGGAAGAAATCGAGCAGGCGTTCAAACGGTAATGCCTATCTGGTCTGCCATCCTGCTAGCGGTTGTCGCTCCCGGCGGTGTCCTCGTCGCTCTGATCGAAAAGATGCGCCGGGAGAACAACCGTGACCACGGCAGAAACGCCCATATGCTGAGGCAGATCGACAGCAAAGTGGACAAGATCGACGGCCGATTGGACAGCCATATCGACTGGCACGCACACAAAGACTGACCAACTACCTATAGGAGGCTCCCATGCCCGATATGTCAGCATTCGACAATGCCAACACCAAAAAGAAACGCAAGTCGAACATCGAGATCATGTTTGAAGATCTTGACGTCAACAACCCAGAGCGGGCTGCAGCAGCCCGCCAAGCATTAGCAGACCGGACATACACAGCGCCTGCGGTCAGCAAAGTGCTCACCGGGTGGGGCTACCCGATCAGTGTCCATCTGGTCAACAACTGGAGAAGAGCGGCAGATCTATGATCGAAGAGTTCGACCAAGCGGAAGAGATCGCCCAACTGCGGGCAGCGTTACAACGTCAGCAACGGGCGACAGCCACCGCCAAACGGAAAACGGCGGCGTTCATCGATGCTGTCTACGATGCGGCACGTGACGCCGGGCTGGCGGTGGGCGCTGCGCCACCGGTCAAACGGCAGCCTAAAACCCGGAAACGTGCCGGTGCTGAGGTGGCGTTGATCCACGCCACCGACTGGCAGATGGGGAAGATGACCAGCGGCTACGACATCGCCACGTGCGAAGAGCGGATCATGGAGTTCGCCGAGGAGATCTGTCGGATTGTGGCGGTACAGCGTGCCGACCATCCGGTGTCGACCGCCACGGTGATGTTCGGTGGTGACATGGTCGAGGGTATTTCGATCTTTCCCGGTCAGGCGTGGGAGGTTGAAGCCCACCTGTTCGAGCAGTTGTTCGCTTGTGCCGGGTTGATGGAGCAGTTCGTTCGCCGGCTGTTGGCCGACTTCGATGCGGTCGATGTGATCTGCGAGTACGGCAACCATGGGCGAATCGGTAGGAAGGGCGAGAACCCGGCCGGGGACAATATTGATCGGATGGCGTATCGGATCGCTGGCGACAGGTTCGCCGATGTTGCCGATGTGACGTGGAGAACCTCGGCCGATTGGTACCAGATCGTTGAGGTTGGCGAATATCGGGCGTTGCTTGTTCATGGCGACGAGATCAAATCGTTCGGTGGCAACACTCCGGCATTCGGTATCTTGCGGAAGGCCAACTCGTGGGCTACCGGGGTGGTGGAGCCGTTCCACGATGTCTATATGGGTCATTTCCATACTCCGATGACTTTGACGATGGCCAATGGTGGCCAGATATATGTGACGGGGTCGCCGGAATCAGAGAATGCCTATGCGGCGGAGTTCGTAGCGGCTCGAGGGCAGCCGTCGCAGCGTCTGCATTTTGTCGATCCGGCGGCTGGTCGGGTGACGGGGTCGCATCTGGTGTGGCTCGATTGAGCAGCCCGTTCCAATTGTGTCGAGCGTGGCCTTCCTTTGGTCGGGAAGCCCCGAACCCTGCCGACATGCCCCGGATGGGGTTCTGACGCAAGGGAAGCCAAAGGAGAGGCCACGGAAAGCAGACGGGGGAGATGTCTACCTGCTCGACGATGGGTGGGCTAGTACCTCGTCCGGGTTCAGCCCCAACAGCCGGCATTGGGTGACCACGTCACCGAGCCGGTCGAGGTTGCCCGCTGCGACAGCGGCCAGCGCCTCGCCGAGGAATGCCATCTGGCGTTGCCGGGTGCGTTCTTTCGCTGCCCGGATCTGATGTGCGACCCCGATGGGGATTGTGTTGGTCATCGCTGCGCCCAATCGAGCATCCGGCTGAGCACCACCTGTTCGGCTTTGCACAGTTGGAACCAGCGCCGGCCGCCCTGCTTGCGGGCGCTGACTGTCAGGCCGTCGTTGGACAGCCTAACCCAACCCTTGAAGATCTCACAATCATCGAGCGTCGAATAGTGCACGACCAGATATTGCTCCCGGTCGACGAGGATCGGGCGTCGCAGTTCTTCGTAGTAGTCGCTCATTCGGTCACCTGCTCGTGGTAGAGGTGAGAGGCGTCGAGCCGGAGCAGCCATGTGGCGGTCTTCAGTTGGCGCAGGCAGTTGGACAGTTCTTGCAGATCGCCAGCGTTGGCGGCGGCACCGACCTGAGTGGCCAGTGTGGCCACCCGGTCGATGTCTGCCTGCACCGTGCGGGTGAGGGTGCTCATCGTGTGATCTCCTCGACCTCGATCGCTGTGACGCCGGGCAGGTCGTCGTAGCCGTTGCGGCGGGCTTGCGACCGCATCGATTCGATCTTCTTCTGTGCGAGATCTGGACGGCCGCACCATGCGAGCACCCACGACTTGCCGAGGCCGGTGGCCTCTAGGCGGGCGATCTCGGCTTGGATCTCGCCGAGACGGTTTTGTGAACGGGCGATGATGACACGGGCGTTGTTGGCGTCTTGGTCGGTCTCCGCAGCGGCGAGACAGTCCATGTAGCGGGCGAGGTTGGCTTCGCAGTTGTCGAGGCTGTTTTTGGCGTCGGCGATGGCCTTCTCGGTGTCGTAGTGCGAGACGATCACGTGGCTGTAGGTGCGCTCGGTGCGGCGGGTGACGACGCTTCCGTCTGGCAGGGTGACTGTGTACTTTGGCTTGCTCATTTTATTGGTTCCTTTTGGTTTGGTTGATTTGGTACTTATATTTTACACTATGCGGACAATATCAGTCAAGTCGGAGATCAGGCTGGCATCCAGTCCTCGTCGCCGAGGAATGCACGCACCATGTCATCGGCGCTGCCGGTGCCGTCGGCGATGTGGACACCCTCGTGGTAGATGGTGAAAAACTCGCCATCGGCGTTGGTCTCCCAGACGAGGCGGTAGCGGTCGCCGTCGGCTGCCCATGCGTACTTCTCGCCCGAGTCGCCCTTTTGTGCGAAGCGTGGCTCGATGCCGAGATCCTCCATGATCTCGTAGAGGTCGCCACTGATCGGGTTGGGGATGACGGCGTTGTTGAAGAATGGGACGGTGTTTTTGGTGTTGTGTGTCTTGCTCATATTTATATTTTACACTATGTGGACAATATTTGTCAAGTCAGAGCAGGTATGAGTCCAAACCATCACCCGCCATCTGCTGCCGGTAACTACGCAACGCCACCCGCAAAGCATCCGACCCGATCTTCAACCCATGATCCCTGACCAGCGCCGCCACCTTCCGCTCAGACAACTCCGGGTCGATATCGAGATCCTGCAACGCATCGAGACACTCGGCCACCTTCGAATCCGACACACCATCGGTCACCAACCGGTAGACGATCGGCTCATCCGACATCGCCAACGTGATCTGCTGCGGCACCCACCCCATGCGAGCCTTCCGGGTCTTCAACACGAACCGGTCGCCACGCTTGGTCATCTCCCACACAATGTCCACGTCGTCATTCTTCGCCGACGACCCACGCTGCCCCTTCTCCAGATTCTTACCAGCATGATCGATCCTGACCGACGCAACACCGTCCTGCTTCAACAGATAGCCAGTATGCCGATAGAACGACCGCACCGTGTCGGCGTCATTCTCATCGCCAGACACCGCCCGGCCGAAAGTGTCGATCACCACCAACTCAGCGCCAACCAGCCGAGCCAAACGTTGCACCTGCCGGCCACCCTCCTCACCGTCGAGCGACGACAGCGACGGCAACAACGCATAGCGGAGATTTGACAGATCGTGCTCCGCACCATAGCCCATGCCGACCAGCCGTTCCGACAGGTCATCACCAGTCATCTCATAGTCGAGATACAGCACACATCGAGGCCGACCAGCATGGCCAAAGATCGGCGTGCCAGTGGCCACCGCTGCGGCCAGCCACAACGCCAACAGGCTCTTACCAGTACCACCCGGAGCGAAAATGGCGTGCGCCCTGTGCTCGGCGATCAACGGCTCAGCCAACCACTCGGCCACGCTGTGATCCTGCGACCAGAAAGTCGGCCAGTCAATCAACATCGACAGCAGATCACGGTCAGTGTCCGACTCGGTGTCAGGTGTCTCCGCCGCTGTGGTCGGGTGTTCCTCCCGGAGAAGCGTCCGAGCCGCTTCGCTGCGGTCACCGTTGTGATGGCGACATGCGTAGTAGCCAAACCGGCTATAGGCACCCGGTGGCAGCCAAGGCACGCTCGAAGTGAACACCACCAGCACGTCCTGCCCACGGTAGCCGACCGTGGCTGATGTCCCGTCACGACCCTGTTTGCCCGGCCGTGTCCAGTGTTGCTCGCCGTCGCTGTCTGTCCTGACCAACGTCCAGCCGTCGGCGGACAGCAGCCCGTCCCACGTCGTCCGCTGGTTGTACCGGGCGGCCGGCGAGTCGTTGCCGTCGTTGCTCAACGTGGTGGTGGGTGGTGCCACGTCTTTTTTGGCGATGGCGTCGAGCAACCAACGTGGCGCTGGTTTGGGTGTACACTCATCTGGCGATCTGCCTTCTGCCCACCGGTACGGGGTGCCGTTCGGGTGGACGGTTGGTGGTGCCAACACTTGGCCGCCGTCGCCACGGATGTCGATACCGGCACCGAGCGCCCGCCCGGCATCGTTGCGTACCTCCAACTCGGGCGGTGCCAACAGATAGATGTGGCGGCCGTTGTTCCCGGTCTCAACCTCTAAGGTTTCAGGCAGTGCGCCGTGTTTCTCAACCAGCGCAGCCATAGTGGCTGTCCCGGATTCGCCATGTTCGTCGATGTCGATAACGATGAGATTTTGGCCGTTGGGCTGCGCACCGGTGGCGACACCTAAACCGTGCGACCGGTAGATCCCTTTCCACCAGTTGTCGATCGTTTTTTGACTGTTGGTAGCGGCATGTTGCCAGCCTTTCATCGATGGCCGTTTCTCGCCCGGCACGATCGGGACGACACGCCAGCCATAGCGTGCCAACCTTGACGCCTCTTTGTAGGCGGCGGTTTCGCTCATTTTGTTCCTCTAGTCTTCAGGTAGTATGCGGATCAAAACCTCCATCGGCAGCACAGCGTACCACTGGCCGACATCGGTTGTTCCCCTCTTCTTCACTACGACAGCGCCGATATCGGTGCCGTCGTTCTCCATCTCTGCCGCCAACTCTCGCAGCCAGCCAGCCAGATCGAGCCGCTGGTGGTTCTTAACCTCTAACGTCACACCGGGTATCCCACGGATGTCGCCTCGGTCGTCGTGCCGGCCAGCATCATAGCGACGCTCGGCATCTGGCCAGCCGTTGGCGGCAAGCCACCGGGCGACCGCCAACTCGGCGGCGCTTCCTTTACGTTTGTTGCTGTTCGCCATCTACCGCTTCACCTGCAGCCCTCTTGCAATCGTCACATCGACATTCTACCGCTATATAGCGGGAGATCGTGCCGCAGGCCGGTGGCAACTCGACCGGTCTCCCATGATCCTCACAATAGTGCCGCCATCTGCGCCGCTGCCGGTACGTCAACCCGGCAGCAAACATATGTGCAGACGGATCTGGCCGGGTGAAAAACACCCACCGGTGACAGTCGAGGTAGACAGGGCATGACTCGCAGATGTTCCTGCAGTAGTCTTGTCGAGCCAGCCCCATCTCAACCCCGATGGCCTCCAAGAATTTCGGATTCCACGGTTTGCCCGGCGACTTGCAGGCGGCGTCCGCCATCCAATCACCGCTGTATAGCACCATTGGCTATACGTTCCAGTTCGTCGATGATAGACGACAGTTGGGCGGCCTCCTCAGCCCCACGTGGCACCACACGCCTCAAATAGTAGCACATCAGACGTGCAGTGTGTGCGGATACCGTTATCTTCAAAGACATATCTGCCCCCTCTCGAAGTAGGTGATGCCGGTCTGGAGATTCCCTACAACCCACCAACAAGTGAATATTAAACCCCAGACCGGCATCGACTGTCAGAGCCAGTCGCCGTCGCCGTCGCTGGCGGCCTGCCCTGCTTCCATCTTTGCCCGGTACAGTTTCGGGGCGTTGTAGCCCTTCTTCGCTGGCTCACCGAGAGCGTGATGTTCGATGGTGAGTTTCGAGCCGATCATCGTTGAGACCTTGGCCTTGGCCGCTGCCTCTTTGATGGCGGTGACCATATTGCCACGAACCCAAACCGCAACAGCGCCGTCGGCAGTATCAAGATCGAACACCCAGACGTGCTTGGGGTCTCCGTTTGGCCATGTCCGCAGTTCGCCGTCCATGTCTCGATCTTCGAGTTTCCGGGTGTTGGTGATCACACCCTCTGCACGGTCACCCACGTCACGGAATGACACCGCTGGCAGGCTGTTACTGGTTGATAGGAAATCGTCCATTTTAGTTCTCCTTAGTTGTATTGATGGACATTTGGCCGTCAGGCCTTATGATGATCTCGCCCGTGCGGGCAAGTTCGGGCAGAGCCTCCAACAATGTGGCGGTCTGCTCGACTGTGAGCCAGCCGACGATCTCGCCGGCCGTTTCCGATTGTAACCCGGTCAGATGGCGCAACACCCCGAGAGCGATGTCAGCATCTGGCCAGTCGCTGGTCAGTTGCACCAGCAGTCGTGCGATCTCAAACCGGCGGACAGATGGCCGCTGCCTAAGCGATATCGACGCACCGGCGCTGTTTGCCTCTTTGGCGATCTGCATGATGATCTCCTGCTGCGCCTCCGGCAGCGACTCGATCTTGGTTTGTAACGCTGCCACGTCCGATTCTTTGACCCGCCGGCCTTCTTTCGGTTTGTCCCTGACCAACGGCACCTGTGTTTTTGGCGGTTCCGGTTTCTGTTTCGTCGGGTCGTCCCCGGCAAACGGCGCCTCCAACACTGTCTCGATCCAGTTGAGACAGGCCACGATCTCGTCGACCTCCAGTTGGCTGTAGACATGGTCGGCTGACAGTTTCGGGATACCGGCCGGCCAGTACCCGCCCAACAGGTCACGGCCGGTGTCATACCCGAGGATGGTGGCCACCCGGCTCTTCAACCAGACACGCTGTGCATCCGGTTTGCTTCCGGTGGCCTCTCCTTTGGCTTCCCTTGCGTCAGAGACCGGTCGAGGCATGTCGGCAGGGGTCAGACGCACGAGAGGCTCCCCGGAGCGCTCCGCCTGTCTCACTTGGAAAGCCAGATCGGCCAACCGCAGCCCTTCCTCAACATCGACCTCGTACATCGCCGGCTCACCACCATCGGCCGGGATATGGGCGATATAGGCCGAGCGGGTGTCAACCCCGAGCGGCCGCCGTTCCCCGGTGGCGATATCATAGATGTCGCTGGTGGCGTAGATCGCCAACTGCACCATATAGGCCAACGGCCGCTTACCGATCGACTTCCCTGTCTTCTTGTCGACCACCACACAACGGCCATCGGTCGTCACACAGATGTTATCTAAAGAGCCGGCCGCCTCGAACCGGTCATTCACCACTGTCACCTCGATCAAATCGGGAGCCGGCTGCCAACCGAGGCCATCCAACAACGTCTGCCACGCCTGTACAGGTGCGAGAAACTCACCGGCGACCGACCCGACATCGAGCGTCCCGGCATCAACCTGAGCCAACACATCGTGGATGGCGGTGCCAGTGTTCGCAGCACGAGACGCACCACCAGCATCCATCATCTGCTGCACCAACCCGTCGAGTTTCCGGTCGTCGTCTTTCGCAGCGGTCGCCAACGACATCAGATCCGTCCGGTTGATCGCACCCAACAGCACCATCCGCTGCTTCCACTTGTTCAACCCGAACTGGTTCTCCAACGTCTGACCGTACGACGACACCCGGCTGTAGGCGACAGGTTTCCCACCGCCCGCCGGGACAATCAACGGCCGACCCCAACGGTCTCTATTGAAATCGGTCATCGTCCCGTACTCCCAAACCCTGTCGCACCACGCTCCGAATCGGACAACGTCCCCTCAACCCAACGGTACCGGTTAGCCACCAGATCGAACGGAACAATCTGTGCGACCCGCTCACCCGGCTCGATCGTCTGCGCATATTCACCGATATTCTGTACACAGGCAAACAGTTCGCCACGGTAGCCGGCATCGATCACCGACGGAGCGACAAACATCCGACGCTGAAACGTCGAAGACCGGCCAAGGATCAAACACCACACGCCCGGCGGGAACTCGACACCGATACCGGCCTCAACGTTCACCATCTCACCCGGTTGTATCGTCAACGGCTCACTGCCCGAATAGTGCAGATCGAACCCGGCATCGCCCTCTTTCCCTGCCCGAGGTGCGACACCACCCGACAACGGCTGCCACTTAGCAACCTGCTGGTCACGCTTACCGAGTGCCACCTGATAAGCCTTATCGACAGCAAACTGCCTGTAACGAGGATCGAAGATATAGGCGCCCGAATAGCGCAGGATCACCGAGTTCTCCGGTTTGATATCGGTAACCACCACCATCGGGATATTCCACTCACGAGCCAACGCCATCTCAAACGGCACACCAAGCGAATGGTCAGCCTCCATCATCACCACGACCAACACCGAAGCGTCACGCAACGCCGACTCGTTGACCCGCTGCACCCTCGAGGGCGGCGGTTTCTTCGAACCCCAAGCCAGATACGGCGAGAACACGGTCAGCCCCGCCTCGATCAGCATACTGCGGAAAGTGGCCGCATGTCTAGCAGTCACACCGTCAGTGGAGCGGTCAATCGGCTGTGCAAGATAAGCAATCACCCCAACCTCCCACGGTACAGACCACGAAGAGCCGGATCAGGCTCGATCGTCTCGATATGTGACACCCCGTCGGCGTCGACCCACGCCACATGGCGGGTCAGCCCGGTGACGTTAGCCAACACCTGATCGTCGGCGATAGCCCGGGCGATCGGGAACCCCGGCGGCGGAATCCACAACGGCCGCTGCGGATATTCGGCCAACAGCCGATCACGATGCGGGTTGTCCTTGTTTACATTGCTCACAGTTTCCACGCTCCTTCTCTAGCGGAAAGCACCATTTTGGAATAGACAGATATATCGAACCACGTGTCGTCCGAGGCGACCTCGCCCCGTTCAACAGCGGAAGTCACACGGGCAACCTTGCCCAAAAGGTAGAACATACAGCCGATCTCCATAGCCTCGACATCGCTGACCGGATCGACCCTGTGTTGCAGTTCGCACATCTTCCGGCCGATCTCGACCAGATCACGAGAGCCATACTCCTCCATCTTAGCGACGGTGGCATCGGCCTCTTTCATCGCTTGAGCGATCCACCACTGTTTCAGGCTCATCGGAACACCATCGTCGATGCGCTAGTGCCGAAAGCAGAGAAACACATGCCGAGTTCATCCTCGACCTGTTCAATCCACGCCATCGCACGCTCCTCAATATCGGACATCAACATCGTGCCTTCCAGATCGGGGTCGAGATAATCGACCATGGTCAACGCAAGGTGCAGTTTCTCGTTCGCTGCGCCACCGTTGCCGGTGATCGCCATACGGGCTGCTTGGTGATCCCACTCAGCAACACGCCGGATCTTTTGAGTGACCGTGGTACGCTCCGGCTGGATATAGCCACCGCTGCGACCCTCGAGCACATCCCACGAGATCTCTTTGCCCATCTCGCCGCTGTTGCCAGCCACCCGGATCGGATAGGTGCGGAACACCAGCCAGATCTCCGGCCTGTTCAACGGGGTGACACCAGCCTGAGCGACAACATCGATCGCTCGACAGTCGTTGGTGGTCGACTGCGGGTAGTGGCCAGCATGCAACCCTAGGTGGTAGCCCTGCGTGCCCTCGATGAGGATGTTAACGCCAGACTGGTGTCGATCGTTGAGCATCGCCGACGTATCGGTCAGATACGGCAGTAGGTCGTCCACGTCACGGGCTGTGCGTGCCTTGCGCAACATCCGAGCCGCACGTGACGCACCGATCCCCTTGCCCGTCGAACCAACCTCGCCGACCAGATCGGTCTCCTGCTGTTTGTGCTCGTCGTCTATGATCGTCGCCTCGCTGTCGATGAACAACCGGTCGGCCACCGGATGACCAGCGTCCTCCAACATCTTGATCTCAGCGAACAAAACCGCCAGATCGATCTCCGACCCGGCAGCGATCACCAACTCGGCCTCATGGTCAACCGCCGCAGCGACCGGGATAGTGCGCAGCGGGAACCGGACACCGTTCTCGTCGACCACCGTGTGACCAGCGTTTGCGCCGCCCACCCGGACAGCAACCGGGACATCTCTAGTCTGGTGCAGTTGCGCAGCCACATGGCCTTTTGCCTCGCTGCCATACTGGCCACCAACCACGCAATAAATCGTGCCTGCCATTTTACTTTCCTGCTTTCTGTATCATTAGTTTGCCGCCACCAGTGTGGCGAGAACAAGTCGGTGCCGACAGCACCGGGAGAAGGGTCGTCACCGTGGTGCCACATATCCGACATTTCCACGTGATCGGCTCCGGAGTCAGTTCGCTCGGTTCGTCCTCTTCGAGGTCGGCGATCGACTTGTCGATCCGGTTGATCAACGCCGACAGAGAGAACACCGCCGATGCCGTACGCCGGCCATAGTTGCCCCGGTGGATCTCCAACTGGCAGATCACCGGGTGGGCGCCGGCTGTGTAACGGATCGCCAGCGTAGCCTTGGCCTCACTGGCCAACATCCGCAACGTCTCCAACTCCGGCCGGGTCAACTCGTATCGGGGATGGTCTCCTCGGATGTCGAATGCAACACCGAGGTCGTTGACCGATTGGTCGTTGTGGAACTGGTTGCTGCTGGCGATCGAGTCGAGGAACGGCCAGCAGGCGTCCGAGATCGTGATGGCTGTTGTTTGGTTGCTCATTTCATTGGTTCCTTTTGGTTTGGTTCGGTTCGGTTCAGGATTCTGCGGTGATGAAGTCACGGAGGGCATCGATGATGTCGCCCTTGCCCTCGACCAGCACGTCGCCGTCCATCTTGATCTGATAGGTGCGGGTCATGCTGCGGGTCACGATCTCGTAGCCTTGGATCGACCAGTACCAGCGGCCGCCGATGATCCCTTCATCCTTGATGCCCATTTCGTTTGCGATCTCGCAAACCTGATCGTATGTGAGGGTTGTTTGGTTGCTCATTTCATTGGTTCCTTTTTGGTTCGTTGTTTTGCTCATATTTATATTTTAGACTATGGAGACAATCCGTGTCAAGTCAGAAGTGTCACTCCCAACTGTGCCACCAATCGACAGCCACTTCGAGGCTGTTGCGCTCGTCGTCAAGATCGGTCTCCCAAGCGTCAAGAGCCGTCTGGATCTCCGGGTGACGGTCAACCATGACCTCAACAATGGCCATCTGTACGACGACCAGATCACGGGTTTTGCCAGCCCGGACGGCTCCATCTTTGAGTGATGCCTTGGCGAGTTGGATGAGGGTCTCGTCCGGGTTGCCGCCGATGACCTGCTTGATTGCTTGGATTGGTGTCTGTGTTTTGCTCATATTTTTATTTTACCAGATCGGACAAGTCGAGACAACATCAGAAGATTATTGTAATTGCAACAATCTTCGACAAACATGAAAAGACCCCGGCACGGAAAATGAGCAAAACACCGTGCCGGGGTCGTCCCTCATCAGGAACCACCAAGCCTACCAGACTCGAACCCCAACAACAAAATGGCACAAAACCACACCGCAGCCAAACGCCACGACACCCACACCATATACATCACCGGGAACAAACCGACAAACCACCACAACCACCTAGACACCGCCACACCTCTCACACCAATGGGCAGAACACCGCAAACCAGACGACCGAGCCGGCCGCCAACGCAACCAACACAACATCACCACACCAGCAACGAAAATCGACCAATGGATCATGGGATCTGCACCACACACCAATGGCGACCCGGCTGCGACATATACCACGGCGACCAACCACAATCGAACGCAGGGTCATCCTCAGCCAACTGCCACAACACACGGCCAACCGCAAGATTCGCCGACGGCCGCAACATATCATCACGATCGAACCCCATCTCCTCAATCCACCCACCATGGACAGACCACTGGATCTGCAAAAGACCATAGCCACCAGTGCCAATCACCTCAGGCAAACACCGAGACTCACGCCACATCACCAAATCCAACACCGGCAACAACTCAGGCTCCCAACCGACCACCTGCGCAGACAACCACCACTCAGGACACCTCGCCCAATCAGGCGTAGCCTGCCACTGCGGCACAACAGCATCAGGAATCCGACGCACATTGGCCGTGGTGGTCACCGGCACCGGCACAGTCGAACTGGTCGACACCACAGCCCTCGACCGCTCAATCTGCACATCCAACGGCACCACCGGAATCACACCCGGCTCCGGATCAGGCGCAAACCACAAACTGACAATACTGGCCAAAACCAACGCCAAATAACTAACAAACCTAAACATCATCGGCCTCCTCATCGATCTGCGCCAACGCTAGCACAGGCACACCAAGCGTCACAGCCAGACGGCGAATCGTCGGCACCTGCGCAGGACGTTCACCCGACTCGATCCTCGACATCATCGCCAAAGACAAATCGCACGCCTCACCTAACTCAGTCAACGTGATACCGTGAGCCTCACGGATAGCACGCAAAGCATGTGGGTTCAGTTTCATCATTTCATATCTCCTTTGTTGTATATCGGATTCAGCCGTTGCCGGCCATAAGACTAGCCTTGGCATCGCCAAGAGTGCGGTACCACTCACCGAGCGAATCAGTGAAATGGCCATGCCTACAAACATGGCGGATGTCCCAACCACGACCCGTCGACGTCTTCGCATCGATCTGGAGTTCAACCGTCACCGGCACACCATCCTCGAACTCGGCATCCCAACATTCAGGACACCACAAATACTCGTAACTGCCGATCGGCTGCCAGATACCCGTAGCGTAGAGACCGGGCTGGCGCTTCTCGAACTTCGGTGTGGCGCTCATCGGACGACCCCACCACGGAATCCCGACATCATCGAATCCCACTGCTGCCGCTGCTGGCGGTCGTCCATCTGATCCCACTTGGCAGCATGGCAGCCAAGACAGATCTGGCCGGGGAACACCTCCAGCGGGTCGATTTCGGCGTTGCACTTGGTGCATTTGATGTTCTGTGTTTTGCTCATACCCACAGTTTACCACACCGGACAAACAAAGACAACATCAGACAAGCCGGCGCACCCAAAACACCACCAAACCACCCACCAACCCCGGCACAAACACGGCACACTCAGGCGCACCCCGTCCCGCTTCACGGCACACCTCAGGCGCACTCCGGCGCACCACAACGGAAAACGCGCCGGACGCACACCTCCCCCTAGGGAGGTGCGTCAGGCGCAGCACATCCCGACTTGACAAACTAAAATAACCCCATGGCCAGAAAACCCGAATACGCAGGCGCATGGCGCCGAATCCGCAAACAAATCCTCGAAAGAGACAACCACACCTGCCAAATCCAAAACACCGGCTGCACCACCCACGCCACCGAAGTTGACCACATAATCCCCACCAGCCAAGGCGGCGCATGGTGGGACACCAACAACCTCAGAGCCTCATGCCGCAAATGCAACAACACACGCATCGACCGAACCGGCAACAACAAATGGCAACACAACACCAACACCCACATCACACTCATCACCGGCGCACCCGCCTCCGGCAAAACCCACCACATACAACAACACGCCCGAGAAGGAGACCTCATAATCGACTACGCCGCCCTACTCGACGCCATAGGCGGCAACAGCAAAACACGAACCGAAAACCACCCACTCCACCCCGCAGTAACCGCAGCCCGCACCGCCCTCATCCGCTCCATCCGCCGAGCCGAAATCAACACCCCACGCATCTGGCTCACCAGCACCAACCCCAACGCACCCGACTTCATGCCACACCACCGCCACATCGAACTCGACCCCGGAGAGGAAGAATGTCTTCGCCGCTCAAAGGAAAGAGGAGACCCACCCTACATGGAGAGGATAATCAGAGCATGGTATACTCCAAGGGCTGCGTCAAAGCAGCAGGGGTCTCGCCAGTGGTAACCAATCCACCCCGGACGGCGACGACAGCACACTGGCGAGACCCCAACTCCACACACTACGGAGGAGAAGGGCATACCTAGAACGGTCTCCGAGATATGACAGACAC